GTTAGCCTGTGTAGTTGCTGAGGTCACATATCCAGATGCTGAAGATGAACTTGCAGCTGCGTTGGTTTCTGAGGTGCCAGCATTGGTTGCACTGGTTCCTGCAGATGTAGCACTAGTGGCTGCGCTGGTGGCGCTGGTGGCTGCATTGGTCGCGCTAGTTGCTGCATTGGTCTCACTAGAGGCAGCATTAGTTTTACTCGTGTTAGCGGCAGACGCACTCCCTGCAGCTGCAGTAGCACTAGTGGCTGCATTAGATGCCTGTGTGGTGGCAGTGGCAGCTGATGCAGATGCATTGGTTTCACTGGTTCCAACACTTGAGGCACTAGTGGCTGCGTTAGTAGCACTTGTTGCGGCATTGGTTTCACTGGTAGCTGCATTAGTAGCACTGGTAGCTGCTTGGGTGGCACTAGTTGCTGCATTGGTAGCACTTGTGGCTGCGTTGGTTTCTGAGGTTGCAGCTGCTTCTTTTGAGCTCGTAATAGATGAGACGTCAGCTGAGGTTATCCCGGTATTACTATAGAAACTTGAGTTGGACATAACTATCGATCTTTCACTCTATGTAGAGGCTTGAAGGGCGAATGACTTGTGTGGTTCCAGAGAGGTCTGCCTGGTCGGCATGGGCCTGAATCTCACTGATGAACTGGGACGCCTTCTGATCAAACAGGGGCCCACGTTCATCCATGAAGTAATCTGAGGCATAACCTAGTGCAGTGTAGGTTAAAGCATCAGACCCCATCACTGTAAGTGTGTTGGAGTCGGCATCAGTGGCTAGAGTTGGAAAGGTGCTGTAGTAGTCCAGCTGCACAGTGCCAGAGGATGGCACAGGATACAGATAGATGTTCTCACGTTGACGCATAAAGAACCTGGGTGACCCAGTTTCTCCTAGATCAATAAACTCGTTCATATCGCGGGTTGGGATGCGGTCTAAGGTATTACCAGCGTAAGACACATTGATGATCTCCAGGAGATCGTTAGGGACTACAATGAAGCTGGTGCTGGCAACCAGGGCATAATCTAGGCTGCGCTCCATAGATGGAACTCGGAGCACCCTTTGTATCCTAGATATAGCTTGGTCAATAAAGGTGTCTGCCAGGGTATCACTGCAGTCTGTGCGATTAAGTAGGGCCTTAAAGTGGACCCTGATTTCACCTTTGTTCATCTAGGCATACCTTTTCTTTTTGGGCTTTGCTTTAGGCTTTGGCTTGGCTGTCTTGGCAGCTGCTCGGAAGGCCGCGTCAGTGGGAGCACCTTTGGCACCTTTGCGCCGGGGCTTCTCACCGCGCTTACGTTTGGCGTGGATATTCGCATAGAGACCCATCCTACATGCCTCCCTTGAGGCACTTGCCAGCTAGAGAACAGGTGCCGGGGGTCTTACAAGTTTTGCAGGGCTTAAACCCGCCTTTTCCGTATGCCATCTTTATGTCCTTCTTGATTTCGAGCCAGAGCACTTCCAGCGTTTACGTGAGAGATTGAGAGGGCTGTTGGGGTCTGCAGCCGCCTGAGGATGCTTGCGCTTCTGAGCCGCTGAACGGGCGCAGTAGGCGTCACCTTTCTTGGTGCCTGCACGTACCCTAGGGCCACCACCTTTGGCTGGTCCAGCCTGCCCATATGAGACCCTACGACCGCTTGAGGTTACCTTTACTTTGGCCTTACCTTTGGCTGGTCTAGACATGCCTTAGATCCTCTTGTTGGTTGCCATGAAGCCATCGAGGGCTTGGTCTTTGAGGCGTTTGACAATCTCTTGTCCTGTGGCTTCCCAAATGTTGAAGCCTTCACGCATCCACTGTTCAACGACAGCTGTGGGGATGCTTGCAACACGCATGAAGTCACCCTCTCTGGCGTTGTCTGAGGCATTACGACTGTCCTTCAGATCGTCCATGAAGTCTTGGGTGATGTTCTGTGTGTTCTTTTGAATGATGTTGCCTAGGTTCTCTAGATATTCTGTCTGAACACCGAGAAGGCTGGGGGTCTTCTTATCTGACATTAAGCTTTCCTTTTAGACAAAGAAAAAGGGCCACCAAAGGAAGCCCAGGGAAGGAGAGCAAACAAAAACCCTGGGACCGCCTAAGGTGGCCCTTTCATAGGTCGAGACCTATTCGTTTAGACTTATGACAAGCCTGTGATCATCCCAGAATCTGAGAAGTTAGAGTGCTTACAAGAGTACTCTCCGACCACGAAATGCTTCTCGCTGTCACCGGCCGAGGCCAACAGTGTGCGTGAGAATGGACGCAGCACACATGTCTTGAACATCGATGGGTCGATCAAGAAGGCATGTGTAGTCAACTGGTGGCGATTCAAGACCACTTTGTATTCTCCGTATGGAGACACATAGAGATCAATCACGTTCACCAAGGATTTACCCTGCGCGAACTCACGGTTACGACCAGAAGAGGCCGCAAAGCCAGCAACGATTTGGGCGTCAGCTGGTTTAATCATGAATACGCTTGGGTCAGACCCGTTGTTGAAGCAGTCTTCGCCTAGCTCAAGCAGTTTAGCTTCAGTCAACGCATCGGTTGAGTTAGAACCCGCGTCCACTGTAGTTGAGATCTGTTGAGAGATCGAAGCCATCTCGCGTGCTGTAGTTGCATTGCCCGCTACTGCAGCGTTGTCCACGCCAATCAAAGCCCGTTCCAAATCGCGCTTGATTTCCTTAAGGGCACGGCCAAGTTGATACGCGGTTTCCTTGGCACGGCCATAGGTTTTAATCGCGTCAGCTGTTGCTGATACTTGGAATGCCTTGTGTAGGATTTGGCAGTGGTTGGTGCGTGAAGTAGCTGCAGTCAATGTTGCCATTGAAGCATCTGCCCCTTCAACTTGAGCGTTGTTAGCCGCTGCAGCCAGTGAATCCTCAAGCCACTCAAAGTTACGTGCTGAAACCTTTTCAGATTTCATCATGCTGAACATTGGGGTGTCTGTGGGGGTGATATCTGTGATGATGTCACTGACGTCTTCGGCGCGGCCGACTTGGTTGTATGTAGTATAGGTAGCCATCGGGCTACTCCTTTCGATAAGTGATTATTGCTCCCAACGCCTTAGCAATGCATCTGCGATATCATCGAGATCACCAGAGCGACTTGGGTTATCCCTTAGACGCTTTGAGGCTTCGCGTGACTTGCGAACCCGGACTTCCTGGTCGGAAGCTGGTGCTTTCTTTGAACGTAAGACCTTGCCCTTGGATGTCTTGGATTTGATCACTTTGGCCTTCGCTTTCTTTTCAGAGGCAGAGGCTTTTGTTTGATCATAAAGACGGGCCTTGTTCAGTATCATGATCACTTGAGGATCCACATACTGATCAACTTGTTCCGAGGGTAATCCCTGCGACACCGCATATGTGCGTATGTCATTATACAGTTCATTCCCCCACTCAGGCATCTGTTCTTGGAGAACCTTCACACACTCTTGGGCAGCTGCTTGTTGCTGTTGCCGGGATTGTGCTTGGGCCTCTTGGTAGAACTGGTCTGCTTCCTGAGATAGGAACTTGAGGTCATCTTCTGCTTCCTTGGCTTCCTTGCGTAGGGCAGAGAAGTCTTCCTGTGTCATCTGGCGACTAGCGACCAGCATGTCTACTTCGGAATAAGGTTTGTACCGGGCCTGCGCCCGTTGCAAAAGTGTTTGGTATCGTAGGTCTGCTTTGCTTAAGGCCTCTTCAGCCTCTTTGCGTTTGGCAGCGGTTTCTTGAGACTTTCTGGTTAAAGACGCCTCTTGACCATAGAGTCGCTTTAGATCCTTTACGGATACCTGTTTGTTCTCTCCATCGACTTGGACTTCGACCATAGCATCTTCTGACAGAGTTGCTTCTTGAGCCTCTTCATTGTCATCTTGATCCTCTTCTTGGTCGTCCTCTTCGTCTTCATCGGAACTATCAGGGTCCTCATCAGTTTCTTCTTCGATCTCTTGGTAGTCTTCGTCTTCGTCAGTTTCAGACAGATCATCCTCATTAGTCTCTTCTTCGAGGGTGGTGTCTGTCGCCTCTAGGTCATCACTTTCTTCAGATAGGTCTTCACCGTCTGTCCAGCGGTCTAGGATGGCATCTGCGGCATCATCTAAATCTAATGCTCGCATCTGAGGGGCGGTATCTTGGACGTTACTCATATGGTCCTATGCTTCCTCTTGGCTGTTGTCGCCTTTGGCAAGGATCTCGTCACGGACGGACACTTGCTGCTTCAGTGTGTTCACTACATCGACTAATGCTCTGTAGTGGGTAAACGTGCGCTCACGCTTGTCACCATCTTCGGGCTTTGAGTTAACAAAAGCTTGGAAGGTGGACTCGACAAGTCCGTTGATTACACGGTCGAATGCATCAGTTGACAATAACGCCTCAGCGTCATCACCAATCTGAACTAGTTGCTCTTCTTGGGTAGTCATTTGCTCTCCTAAGGGGGGATGGGCCTTAGCCCGTTGGTGATGCTATTGCACGTACATCATCGGCAGTCTTCGCTATCTCTAGCTCTTCACCGTCAACGTATTGCTTGTGCTCTAGCTGTGCTTCTTTGAGATCCATGCTGTCGCTCTGGATTGCAAAGTTGCGCTCTGCCTTCATCTGTTCCAGCTGTAGTTTCATCTGGGCGATTTGGGCATCCATCTGAGCCTTCATTTCAGCCACGGCTGTCTGACGCTCTTGGAGTTCTAGTTGTTTCATTGCTGCCTGTTGTTGCATCTCTTGTGCTGGGTCAGGCTGTTGCTCTGGTAGCTGATCTGGTGGCGTCAGGTAGTCATTGACGTTCTTGATGCCATTGTTCTCCATGACATGGGTCATCAGCTTGTACTGGTTCTGTGGTGTATACATAGCAGACAGGTTTGGGTCACCTACCATCAACGTATGCAGCGCCAGGTACTTCTGGGCCTCTTGTTCTTGCTCACCGTAGCCAAGGTGCATCTCAACCACGACATCACGCTTGCTGCGCCACTGTCCTGGGCTGACTGGTACAAACTGTCCAGCAATCTCAACGACCTTATCTTCAGACTCATTCTCCACGACCAGCTGGTAGATGCGCTGGTACAGAGGTTTTAAGAAGTTGTTTGCAAAGTTGCGCGCAATGATCTTCTGGCGTTGCTGGGACATGGTCGCCAGCTGCTCCACCATAGCCGCACTGTTCTGCTTACTGATGGCATCCTTGTTGAGGCCCTGAGATAACCGGGAGACGCCTGTGGTGTCCTCTTTGTCATCATCAAGCATCTGGATGGTCTGGAAGATAAACGGGTTCAAAGG